ACCTTCAGGAAGAACCGCACGTGCCTGTTCCTTTGCAATACCCTTGTCAATTGCCCACTTATATGCAAGTTGAGCTTCATGAATGATCTGGACCTGTTTCATCGCCCAGGCTTTCTTTAGATCTTCATCATCACATTCTACGCTATTCTGTCGATTCTTTGGATCTTGGAGACGTGCTTCTCTTAGAACAGAGGTATCATCAAGGCTATCTGGGTCGGCGTATCGCTGTGAAAACTCCTGGAAGGAGAAGCTTCGGTGTCGTAAGATTTGCCTTGCAATGTCTCGGGTCGTGGAGATGCCGATTGTGACTGAGCACATTTCGAGCGGTGACCAGTGTTTGTGCTTGATAAGGTATCGAATGAGCTTTTCTGCTGTTTCTGAGTTGAACTGGTTAGCTGGGTTAGATACTCGGGCACAGTATCCGATGAGTTCCATTGCGTCATTAAACTGTCCTTTAAACTCAGGTGCAGGTGTAGGCTCAACTACCATATAAGCCTTTGGTTTCAGATAACTGTACTCCATTAATCTTCATTCTCCCAAGCAAACTGCGATTTCTTCTCCTTCTTACGAGGAACCTCTTTCGGTTTAAACCAATCTTTTCCATTTACTCGAATAAATGGTTTATTGGTCTCTTCCTTATTAGGATTCGGAATCGTAACCATTGTACGCTTACCTTTATCGAAAGCCTTACGTTGGTTCAACATACGATCAGGAGAAGCCATATAGGCAGATCTCATTGCTCGTTTAGTAGATGTAGACACTGTACTGTGTACACCCGCACTCAATTCACCTTTACGTCCATTCTTAGCTCGAGTCATTATATCTTCTCCTAGTCTAATTTAAAGTCTTTAAAACGTTCGTTGACTTCACCTTTATCAAATGCTGGGGTATCATCAACTAAATTCTGTTCATCGAAGCTAATATCGAATAGCTTCATTCTGCTCCTATCTATACCGAGGACGAATCGTTTATGAGCAGTCGGATCATTGTATCGGTTCTTTAATTGCTTTACAGCGATCTGTCCTTGTTGCTCGAGTTCTTCGCTCGATACAATTGCAAACATGAGGTCTGCGGTAGCGGGTAGTCCAAAAGACTCGGACGTATCTTCAAGCCCAACATCCGAGTTACCATAACCTGAACGCGTCGTTTGAGTTGCAGATACGAGCGGAACGTTAAACTCCACGGCCAAACCTCGAAGCTCTTCTGCAATCGCTTTAATGTACGTATAAGAATTGATCGATCCCCCCATCGCTTTCATCCGTGATGATGCACAAATATTCAAATAGTCAATGAATATGATATCAGGTTTAAACGTTTTCTTTAGCTTAAGTTCATTCAAAAGTGCTCGGAAGTGTGCACTGTTAGCCTGTCCAGTCGGATACTCCTTTACAATCAGTTTACCGGTAGTCTGTTTGGCAATACGGGAAACTTTCTGTGAGAACATATCCTTCGGCATATTATCTAACTGATCAATCGGAACATCCATCAAGTTAGCATCGATACGTTCAGCAATACGTTCTTCTGCCATCTCCATTGTGATATAGAGAACATTGTACCCATCGGAAAGTGCCGCCGCTGCCATATGACACATAGCCAAAGACTTACCGACACCAGTACCTGCCAATATAACATTTAACGTCTTATTTGGTAGACCTCCTTTTGTAATCTTATTCAACATCTCAAGATCAAAGGGAATACGCGATTCTTCAGTATGATAGAATTCATAGCGCTGTACCCAGTTCTCAATATAGTCGTGACCTACGTTCGCATCGAAAGAAACTGCCAAAGCTTTTGTAAGTATATCTGGAAGAGCATTCTTTGTTAGCGATTGATGCTTTCCGTCGATGATCGTAATGGATTCCATGATTGCATTGTGAACTGCACGATCTTGACACCACCTTTCAGTTGTGTCAATAAGCCAATCATTATCAACCTTTTCCTTGTTAAAAAGATTCGGAAGCACCTCCATAGCTTCTTGGTACTGGTCGTCAGATATATTCGATTCTTCGACCTGTATCTTAAAGGATTCAAGAGTAGGAAGATTGTTATACTTGGCTACAAACTTCCCGACTTCTTGAAACAACTTGCGATAAGTTCCTTCAAAGTACTCCGGTTTGATATAAGGTAAGACCTTACGGGTGAAATTCTCGTTTACTAGCAGATTACGGAGAATAGTCTGCTCGAGATTAATATTCATCAAATTGCTCATCCTCGTAAATAAAATCAGCTATATCTTCATAACAATCGTCACAGATGTAAAGAAGCCCTATATTTGTGACCTGAGGATTTTCTACCGATTCGTACGAGTATCGAAACTCACGATAGCTGTCATCTTCATTTAAGGGTTCTTTACACTGTGCACAATGGTGGGTCATTTCTTTTCTGCTGCTTCCTCTAATATGCTGAATAATATCTCTTTTGCTACAGATTGTAAATCCCTATTTTCTGTAGTAAGATCCTGATCTGGAGAATTGACAATATTAAAATTGAATTTAAGATGATCGTTTTCTACCCGAAGAGTTCCATATTGAATAACGGTTTCGACGAAGTCTCCTGATAAGATACGAACCCCCCAGAACTCATTCTCGTCAACAGAGTTTGGTATTAATTCATAATCCCGATTCTCGATCATTAGTCGGTATCCTCTACGACAATATCATCAAAGTCTACAAGTGAGGTTTTACCGATCTGATACTGTTTGCGGATGAACTCTTTAAAGTCCGTCTCTTCTAGGATTGGCTTCCAAAACTCCTCGCTAAGCGTGTCCTTCTCTCGATATTTGTTTCCAAGAATTTGTCCAGTATCAGTATCATAGCGTTGATACCATCCTGCAGAAGGCTTGACGACGTATTGACCCGCAAGAGCAACTTCAAGAAGGCCAGACCAATTCTGAACTCCACCCTCCCAAGAAACAGAAATAGGGATCTTAGATTTTTCTTTAACATAACGCGATTTCTCCACATTGATTACAAAATGATAACCTTTGATTTCATTATTCTTCTTGTCCTGCTGACGTCCAAGAATCCAGATGTTATCAGCAGAATAATAGATGCCAGTACCGCCAGAGACAATTGCTTTTGGAAACAATCCCATCTCCTGGTAGGTATGATTGATAGCAAGCATTGGAATATTCTTCATGGCAAGATATGGTGTTGCCATGCGGAATAGACCTTTTAGTGCCTTTGCACGTGACATATCGGCAACTGACTTTTCGTTCAGTGCATCTTCCATTTCTTTCTTCGATGCAACGTTACCGATGGAGTCGATTACAACAATGACTTTATCTTCCCGACTAATCTCTTCAAGTTGATTGATTAGATCGAACTTAAGCTCTTCTACGTTTGTGACAGGTGTGTGCAACACACGTGCAGTGTCGATACCAAATTGCTGGAAGTACGACTGTGGAGAACCAAACTCCGAATCATAGAAAAGAATGACAGCATCCTTATACTTCTTAAGATATGCGGATGCTATAAGAAGCGCAAATGAAGTCTTAAAGTGCTTTGACGGTCCGGCAAGAACCGTAAGACCTGGACTCAGTCCTCCGTCGATATCGCCAGAAAGGGCAACATTCACCATTGGTACGTCGGTAGGAATCATTTCCTTATCATTGAAAAATTTAGATTCAGAAAGAACAGAGGTCTGCTTGACCTTCGAGTTCTTTTTGAGTTTATCCATTATACTTGACATTTTGTTCCTTTTCCCTTTCGTCTAATTCATATTGGCTCCGGTATGCACTGTTAATTCTAACACATTCTTCCACCAATGTAAATCTTTTACTGTAATTAATTAGAGCATTTGTGTCCTTTGGGAAACATGCTCCCCCATATCCTTGTTTGCCGTCAAATCCTGGTACCTTCGTATGAGAAGAACCGATACGAGGATCAGCACTAACCGCCTTCATAATCTTAGTATAGTTTGCAGACGTATCCTTTACTGCATCATACAATTGATTGAAAAATGTGATCTTTGTAGATAGAAACGAATTAATAGCATACTTAACGAATGAAGCCTCGGCCATACTCATTACGTACACCGGCACATCATCACATAGGCTATATTCATCATAAAAGCTTTTTAATCGATAACACATTTCTGGGTGTCCGCCAAAGACATGAAATTCAGGATGTACAAAGTCCTGTTTTGCAGATGCTTCAGTTAAAAATTCCGGATTATATACTACGAGATCATTTTCGTAATCTTCGGCAATGTCAGGAGTAATAGTGGACTTAATAACGATATTTGTTGTTGTAAATAAAATACCTCGTGTTACAAACTTCATAACAGAATCAATGATACCTCGATCAATTGCGCCATCATCTTTCATAGGCGTAGGCACGCACACGAAAATGAAATTATAAGAATTTGGATCCCCCAAATCTTTTTCAATAGTTGTACCGTAGATTGGATCAATAATAACCTTTTCGACTTGATCGTTCGTAAATCCATAGTCAACAGCTTTACCGACAAAGCCATGACCAATAATTGCGATTCTTTTCATTCAGTAAATTCCCATTCTATACCGGCTTCTTTAAAAAGCGCGGCGGATTTATTCCACGATTCTTTCCATCGATCGGAATTCGGATCTCCATCCATAACCACTCGTTTTACCCCAACCTGTATAAGTCCGAGTGCACACTTATGGCAACAAGGCAAACCCGCAACATATACAGTAGATCCATTAAGGGATACGCCGTTATATGTTGCATTAAATATAGCATTCATTTCTGCATGAACAATCAGATCATACTTAACCTCTCGATCGTCTAGCCTCCGCTTCCGATCAAGAATACCTCTTGGAAATCCGTTATACCCGGTGGAAAGAACCTCACCCTTTCCTCCAACTGCTACTGCGCCGATCTTACTCGAAGGATCTTTCGACCAGGTAGAAACTAGTTGGGCCAGCTCTATATATCGTTTATCCCACTTATCCATATAGCTCTCTCCAGATGTTTTCGTTAATGATCCGCTGCTGCATAGGATCGGTACGAATAGTTTCGGTCTTTAAGGGATGCTTGTCTCTCATTAAAATCTTTTGTGGGACAACATCTTTGAAAGCTTCTTTTAGAACCTTTTTTTCTCCATTACGTTGATCGTAGGGCGTGGAAAGAGCGTGCCTGACGATGCTAGGTGATAGGAATGGAGATCTAAGCTCAATAGTGCTATACATCATTGTACGATCCAGCTTTGGAAGGTGATAGTATGGTAACTCACACCAAACGTCAGATGCTTGACTATCATACTCCTTTGCCCGACGATAACCACCAAAGAGTTCATCTGCACCGTCACCAGTTAGTACTGCATGGAAGCCAAGCTCTTTGAGCTTACGGGCCATTGCTATCTGGGGTTTCGTGCTACCCAGATCCACAGGAGACTGATGAATACGCACACTGTCCACGTCAGTAACTCCTTCCAGTTTAACCTCAACCATATCTTCCGCAACCAATTTCGCATAGTCTTCTTCTCCGTTGTCAACGTGAATAGCCGTCACTTCGCGACCAAGTATTTCTGTAATGATCTTATATACAATGGTTGAATCGAGCCCACCGGATAATAGGATTGAAAGGTCACGCTGACCGCCAAGCCTACGTCGGACAGATTCGATTAGGTCTGTGCGTAGGTCACTAGTCGGAGTCATACTCCAATCCCAGTACTTTCTCACGATACCATCACTAACAGTGCATCCTGGGGGTAGCTGTTTAATCTCATTCCACGGAGTACCACCGGTTGGATCATAACCCCACTTCATAACGTTTGAATGAAAGAGTTCATTACGGGTAACCTCACCAAACTCTTTCAGAACATCAGGCTCAGATGCCATTGCATCAACATCAGTTCGATAGTAAAGGGGTTTGATTCCGAGATGATCTGTGACGCCGAATAGTTTACCTTTTAAGATAGTGACAAAGGTAAAGAACCCATCGAACTTTCGAAAGCCACGAATACCTTCACCGAACCAAAACGTTTTCCAAGCACACTCGATATCATTTTGGAAGCCAAGTTCTTTATAATTGAAGATCTCTCCAACAAACAACGAGGTCGAGTTTTCACTAGGTTGAATAGCGATATCAGGGTCGAGATTTACAAACGGCAAACTGTAATGTGCCATTTTCACACCTTTTGGCCAAAGGGTATCGTATAACTTATAACCTTTATACCCTGGTAATCCACGATAAGATATCTTTTCTATGATCTGTTCTAGATCCACATTTGAATTAGAACAGGCAACAAATCCACACATTAAACGGCAGCTCCTTCAAAGTTAGACCAATCATAGTCATTAATACCCGCAAGCTGCTTAAGAGCAAACTTGTCGTTGACAAAGCAATGTAAACTAGTTGAGCTGAAATGTAAATACCCTGGTT